CAGGTCTTTTAACAGTTGTTGGTGGGTTTGCCTTTTGTGCTTTTTCTACAGCATCTGCGCTTGGGGGGGCAGGGCGTTTTGGGGCTTCATTTGCTTTTTCTACAATTTTTTCTATTAATTCTTCATGTTTATCAAAAATTTCAGAACCTGTTTTTATTTCGCTTAAATTAATTATATCTACTTTTAGAGTTGGTGGGGGTAATTCCCTTCCTAATTTTTTTTGTATCGCTATGCCCCAAGACCCAATTACATCTTGTATTGTATTACTTAAAGTCTTTTTTTGTCTTAAAATTATTGGAATATATATCGATAAATCTTTATAAGTTAATTTTCCTCCATAAATAATAGCGTGACCTGTTTTATTTTCCAAATCTTGTTTTTTAAAAAATATAGAATTTGTATTTGCATTTTTATATGTAAAAGGTCCACCATATTGGTCCATATCATTACTCTCTAAGCTAAAATTTTTACCAAATGTTTGTAATGTTTGATTTTTTGTAAAAATAGAACGTTTTTTAGCATCAAATTTGTACTGGCTTGTATTCTTAAAACTTATTTCTGAATCCAATGTTCCATTTGATTTAACCTTATGTCCCTTTTCTTTTACATCAAATTTAACAAGGATATTATCACCTTTATTTAATACCGTATTACCTTTTTTGTTAGATGTATCTTGTGTTATATTAACAAATCTGTAAAAATTTCCAATCGTAATCTTAGACAAACTCATTCTAATATAATAATAGATAATATTTACAAAATTGATAATTATTTAAACATATATTGAAAAGGTAAAATAATGCAATTGATACAAATATTATCTCCTGAAATTTATACCGCAATGAATGAAGTATTTAGTGGTTTATGGGTATTTTTAATAAGTCATTACAGTTATTCTGGATTAGTTAAAATATTTGGGTATGTCTACATGACAAAAATTACTGTATATCTTTTATTTAATTACAAAAAGATAGTTAAATATTACATTAAAAAGGTACCATTAGTCCAAACTTATATTTCTAAAGAGCAACAAAAGATTGTTAATCAGATTAAGGATGAATTAGATAATGAAGTCAAAGGGTTAGTCAGATACGAAACCATGCCTAAATTAGGATTATCAAATGATATTATTTTGGGTCATTTTAACGAAATGAAAAATAAATCAAGCTATAATTATAATGATGGGATGGTATCTGGTGCCGTTTACTGTAAGAATCAAAAATTAGATGAACTTCTTGGTACGTTATTTAGTCATTTCCATAAAAGTAATCCTTTACATACTAATTTATTTCCTAGTGTCAGAAAAATGGAGCAAGATATTGTCAGAATTATGATAAATTTATTTAATGGTGATGAAAATGCGTGTGGTACATTCACTAGTGGAGGAACTGAAAGCATATTGTTAGCATGTAAAACTTACCGGGATATGGCGTCTGACCAAGGTATTACTGAACCTGAAATAATTGTTTCAACTACAGCTCACTGTGCCTTTAATAAAGCCTGTAAATATTTTAAAATTAAACTTATAGAAATACCATGTTTACATAATGGATTATATGATTTAAAAAAATTAGAAGAATCAATTAATAAAAACACTATATTAGTTGTAGCATCAACACCATCTTATAATTTAGGAATTATAGACCAAGTACCTGAAATCAATGATATAGTTTTAAAACATAAAGTATATCTACATTTAGACGCATGTATTGGTTCTTTCTTGATAAATTTTAAAAACTATAATTATGACTTTACGTATGATGGAGTAACTAGCATTTCTGCCGATTTTCATAAATACGGACACTCTCCTAAAGGCGCGTCATCCATTCTTTATAGAAATAAAGAGATTTTAGAATATCAATATTTTATAGATGAAAATTGGTCAGGTGGTGTGTACGCAACCACTATTATGGGTGGTAGTAGACCTGGAAATATTGTAGCATTAACCTATGCTACATTACTAAGTTATGGAGAATTAGGATATAGAAATAATTATGTAAATATAGAAAATATACGTAAACATCTGATAAATAAATTAAAAGATATTCCTGAATTGTTTGTTTATGGTAATCCAGAACTTAGTATTGTAGCAATTGGTTCAGATTGTATAAATATAAATTTATTAGCAGAAGAATTAAAAAAAAATAAATGGGATATTAATGTAATTCAGAATCCGAATGGATTTCACTTTTGTATAACTTCTTATCATACTAAAGAAATTATAGATAGATTTATTAAAGATGTTAAACTATCAATTACTAAATGTATAAATTCGGATATCGATAAAAATAGTTATAGTCCATGTATTTATGGTACAAAACAAAAAATAGATGATAATTCTATAATTAGGTTAGTAATAAAATCTTATTTACATTTAGTTAATAACGTAAAATTAAATTAAATTGCGTTTAATTAATTAATTATAGTAAAAAAAAATGTTTGTATAATATATAAAATGGCAAAAAAGGCAAAACAAATATTTGGATGGATGAAAGGATTGACTAACAAAAAATCAAAAAAAAAAGTTAGTGGTGTAATAAAAAGAAGAAACAGCTTGGCAAAGACTGAAAAAAGAAAAATGAACATAGCTGCTGGACCGATGCTTGCTGCTATTGCTGCGATGAAAAGAAGACAACGTTTAGGTATTGGAAATAATAGACAACCTGTTAGAAGGAAACGACAAAGTGTCAAAGGTAAACGAGGGAGTCTTAAAAGTAGAAGGTCAAGTAGAGCATAATTTATAAATCTTATTTTAAATGTTTTATTTAAATAAATTATTATTTAACTAATCCATTTCATATTCTATTCTCATTAATTCTTGCCATTTTTTTTCAGATTCTGTTTCAGATATCCAATCACCACTAAGTTGCAAAGCTTTTTTGTGATAAATATCCCAAAATCCGTGTTCATGTTCTTTAATAATTCTATTTTCAATCGTTTCATCGTAAGAAATCAATTCTATATTTTGATAATAATCTCTATATCCATATTCATCATAATATTTAATAAACACAATATCAATATCATCCCATAATTTACTTTCTATTTCTACTAAACTATTATATATTTTATATTTCCATATTTTAAAATCATATTCGCTTAATGAATCTAAAACATATTCTTTAGAATAATAATCAAGATTATCTAAATTACTATATGGGATTTCTTTATCAATAATATTTTTTACGATAATATCTTTAGAAAGTTGTTTTAGAGACATCACTAATTTTTACAACAAAATAATTAGATTCAATTTTTAATTTAAAAATATATTTAGTTGTGAGTAAAAAAACTAATAAAATAAAATATTATAATGTAATGAATATAATATGTTTTATTCACATTTTTTGTAGTGATAAGGGGTTAGAAGTTATTGAAAAACAAATTAATTTAATCAAGAAAACCAAACTATATGAAAAATTAGATAAAATTTATATAGGAGCTTTAGGTGACTACCAACGCTTACAAAATAGTAATATTTATAAACAAAATGATAAATTAGAAATCGTATATTTTTCTAAACATGGTTCTGAAATGGAATTTCCTACATTATCTAAATTAAAAGATTTTTGCGACATAAATACAACTAATTATAAAGTTTTATATATACACACTAAGGGTGTCCGCCGACCCAATAGTCAATTTATTGAAGATTGGAGAAATTATATGGAATATTTTTTAATAGAAAAACACGAAGATTGTTTACGTGATTTAGACCATTATAATACTGCTGGTGTCAATTATCATATCAAACCTTGGAACCATTATTCTGGAAATTTTTGGTGGGCTAATAGTAACCATATTAAAAAACTAATTCATCCTAATAAATTACCTAGAACAGGTAATAAATATACAGAAGGTGGTAGATGGAATGCCGAAAAATGGCTGTTATCATTTGTTATGCCGGAGTATAGTACTGGGTTTGAGGTATTATTAGGATTTTATGGAGACTTAAATGGTAAAAAAAGTGATATAACAGATAAACTAAAAAGTATGGTACATGAAAATAGATTGTATATCAAGAGAACCGAAGATATTAATAGAATTTTTGGAGACCCCTGTCCAGGTGTCTATAAAAATCTATATTTAAAATATACAGTAGGGGGTGAAATTAGAGAGATAAATATTCCAGAGTATAAAACTAAACTAAAAAGAGATCTATTATTAGATGGTAATTTTATTATAAAAATTAAATGCTATCATGAATCTGGATTACACCATTATCATCATCCATATCCTCGTCATAAGTATTTAATTAAATAATACATTGCACTTATAATAAATGTAAATATCAACTATTAATTAAACATTGAACTATTTAAATTATTTGTATTATTAGCTCTAATACGAGAAATAATATTAGATTCGTTATTTGGTTTAGGTAAAACGATAGGGTCTCTTCCAGAACATATGTCTAAATGTTTTTGGATATCATTATTAAAATTAGTATTATGCGATTCTAATAAATCTTTAATAAATTTACCTTTATTGGGAGATTGACTGTATAAGTATTTAATAGCAGGATTATTTTTTAATTTGTCTAATACACGTTTTTCATCTTTACACATTCTTTTACCCTTTATAATATTGTTAGTATATTGTCTATCTTTATTTATTTTATTTTTACGGTTTTTAATTGATTGATTAAAACGTTGATTTCTTTTCATTGCTTCATTTTTAAGTCTAATATTTTCGTCTTTTAATAATTGGTCTGCCCGGCGATTAGCATCCAATTTTAATCGGTTCATTTCATTTTTTTTTTGGTTCTTTAATCGTTTCATTTCTTCTTTTTTTTGGTTATTTATTCGGTTCTTTGTAGATTTTTTGTTTTTACGATTACTTAAATAATGTTTCATCTTTTTATAATTTATTTTAGTTTTTGATGATAGATTAGTAGCTTTTCTTGATAGAAAACTTCCAAGTCTTCCATTTCCGTTCTGTTTATACATTTATATATATAACATAGATAATTATTTTACCGCGTGTCACTTAATTGTAATTACTAATCAAACTTATAATAAATTATGCAATTTATACAACTCATACTTTAGTATTATTAGATATTAAATTATTTTTTCAATTGACAAATTATGTACTATTTTGAAGTCTTGTTGCAAGTCTTCTAAATTTATTTTCATTCTTTTTATTTTTTCATTTACTTTATTAATATTTTTAATATTAATAGTTTTAGTATATCTAGTCTTGATAAAATAAATTATATTTTTATTTTCATAGCCTAATAATAACCCTATAGCAATTTGATAATCTATATAACTTAAATTTACTGGCTGATACCATAATATATACATTAATTTTAAAGCTTTTGTTATATTATGTGGTAAAAAAAAAATACTTTTTAAATACATGCCACCTATTTTTTTATTATGTATGTATTGTACATTTTTATAATTAGCATATTTAATTACTTTATTGATTAACACTTTATCTTTACGTCTTAGGATGGTTTTTCCCTTATTAGAATAATCTAACGCAGCTAAATCTTTTTTATTATTTGCAACACAATATACATCTTGGAATTCACCTATTTTAAATGATAATTCTATAAATAATTCATTAATTTTATTTTCACTTACTAGGCCTTTGTCACAGATATTATAATATTTTTTGTCTAAAGACATTGAAATATTATTTTTTAATAAATCTCTTTTTTTAGGTTTTTTCGTTTTTTTTTTAGATTTATTAATTTTATTTTTTAGTGACATGAACTTATTATATAATTTATTACAATTTTTATATTTATTTGGTATTGTCACATTTTTTTTTGATAGTTTTTTACCTATAGAACCAGTAATTTTAACACATCTATTTGTAATAGGATTTATAATTTTATTATTTGGACATTTTTTACTCATATAATATTTATATTTATTTATATTTTAATTTTATATAGAGATAAATATTTCAGAATATTAAACTAAGACTAATATAATAATAATTATAATATGAAATTTATACAAATTAAATATTTTATTTATTAAACATTATTTCTTTCCTGAATTTTTCTTTACTTCAATAAATAATATTTTATCAATGATTATGTATAACTATTTGATAGAACTGTTAGCTCTTTTAGCTATAAGACTATTAAAAAAATGGCTTGACCTAATCGTACTGTCCAATAATATCCAGTGATACCAAACATTGTTAAATTTGCAACAAAACCTAAAATCGGGATTTTTGGATCTCTTTCTTTTGCTAATTTTGCATCCTATAATGTCCGTATTAAATTTTCGTTTTTGTAATTGTCTTCGAATTCTTATAGGTTTCTTACCATATTGATTTATTAATATTGTTTTGTGTAATTTTACAAGTTGTTTATTGGAACACATGTATATCCCAAAAACGTAAGAGTTTGTTCTAACATTTACGCATGGAATCATACATTTATGTTCAGTTTATAGTATCCCTTTTTCCCAATATATATTAGTATTACCTTTTCTTTCAATGGTTTTATACTATCACTATTATTATTTTTTTGGATTTCAATATTAATATTATTATTAATATTATATTAGAAATTATAAAATAATCAATGTTATGTATCTATTACCATTCTAGGCCTATCAGAATTTTCTGATAAACCATCATTCGAATATATATAATTTTGATTACCATCTGGTTGATTACCATCTGGTTGATTACCTTCTGGTTGATTACCATCTGGTTGATTACCTTCTGGTTGATTACCATCTGGTTGATTACCTTCTGGTTGATTACCATCTGGTTGGTTACCTTCTGGTTGATTACCTTCTGGTTGATTACCATCTGGTTGATTACCTTCTGGTTGATTACCATCTGGTTGATTACCTTCTGGTTGATTACCATCT